AGCTGTTCGGAATTTCCGAACAGCTGCGGGCTGATTTTTTATTCCTGCACTGCCGCAATGTTGTGGTAATACCGCCCGGCCTTATCCTCCGGCGCGTCCTTGTCATCCAAAAACGCCGCCGCAAGGTCTGCGTAAAACTCCGGTCTGTCCACGCTGTTCTTGCGTGCGGCCTTGCAGTAGTCGCTGTACATCATGTTCATCACAGCGGCCCAGACATACGGCTCACAGTGTACGCCGCGCGCTTCCCGGTAAATCTTCGTCTGCTCCACAGGCCAGTGCGCGCCGAATGTGCCGTCCTCGTTCTCCATGTTGTCCATCCATGCTTCCGCATCGGCACGGGTCAGCTCTGCATCCTGCGAACAGTGCAGGCATTCCTTCGTCTTTTCAATCTCGCGGATCATCTCCATGCTGCCCAGCGTAACGGGCAAATCCATGTAGCTCAGCTTTTCCGCTTCCAGCTTTTCAAGATAATTCATGTTGGCTCCTTATGCACTCACGATCATGTGTTTCAGCGTATCCACATCAGCAGGATAAAAAGTAAGGCTGCCAAGCACAGGGACCGTAACCGTAAGCCCGCTGTCCCCGATGGCTTCTTTCGCCGCATCGCACGCAATGTCAACATCCAGCTCCCCGGTGTCGGCAAGCCCAAAAGCCTTTGCAACCGGGTTTTCAGCAAGGCTTTCCAACGCCTGCTTGCTCCGTGCCAAAAATACGAACTTCGCACCCTTTGCGGCGGCTTTCCCAAGGCTTGCGTCCGGCAATCGGGCAATGATTTCCTGCTCCATGTAGGCGGCAATGCCGCGCTGTACTTTCTCGATACTGACCATGTGATACACCTCGCATCATAAGATAAAGGGGCGGCTGTTGCCGCCCCCTCGCATTTAGCTGTTGCAATCGCAGCCGCATTTGGGCAGCGGATTGTACAGCGTCTGCGCAGTCGTGGCGGTGCCAACCGTAACGTCCGCGACCATCTTCGGGTAGAAGGTAGCATTTGCGTAAGTCACGATGGAGTTATCACCGCAGCAACGGCGCTCGGCTTCCAGCTTGATCTTCTGGTCAAGCTCACTGCGCACCGATGCAATGTCCTGCCGCGCCAGCGTAAAGCTGTCCTCCGTGCGCTGGTTGTGCACAGCCTGCTCGCAGAACTTCGTGTCAATGGCACTCAGCTTGCCATCAATGTACTTGTACATCTCCAACATTTTCTGGTCGCCGTAGGTGTTGGCATCGCGCAGTGCGATCTGGCTCTGCAGCTCGGCAATTTTCTGCCCCTGCGCCAGCTCGTAACGGCTGACAGTGTGGTCTTCGCTGCAAGTGCCGCGCGGGCCGACAAGCCCGGCAAGCGCACCCATGCCGCCCAGTGCATTCAGCGCACCAAGGCTGGTGCCGACAATGCCGGTAGCAAGGCCCGCATTTGCAACGCCTTTGGAAGCATAATTCATTTCCATAGTTCAGGTTCCTTTCACAGTAATTTCCACAGCGCTTATGGTACTTTCAGTATACCGCACATGCTGTGTTTCTGTAGGACACCCCCGCGCCGCATTTGCGCCATCTTCACGCCAAAACAAAAAAGCGGGCAGCCACCCAAAAAGTGACTGCCCGCCTTCCCCTAAGCCTTCCCCTCTCACCGCATCTTATTCTTAATGCTTCTCACATGCCGGTTTACCGTCCTCTCACAGCAGTTCATCTCGGCTGCAATCTCGGCATTGCGCCGCCCGCGCCGCCGCATATCCAACACTTCCCGCTCATCGTCCGTCAGGCTGAACACAAGCTCGTCATACTCCGCCCGGTTCATGCAAAAATCAAACTTCATACAGCACCTCAAAACGGGTTTTTCTTGCCCCACTGCTTGTTGGTTTTCGCCAGATACGCGCGCCGCATCTCGTTCGTCAAGTCCATCTCGTTCAAACGCGCAACAGCCTCGCCCTTATCGACTTTGCCATTGCCGTTCGTGTCGGGAATAGTAGCGCGGTAGTTTACCCAGTCGCGCAGCGCATCTGCGCCGTAGCTCTGGTAAATCTCTGCACCGGCCTTGTCGGCATACGTGCCGCCCTTTTCCGGGTACTTACCTTTCTTGTCCTTCTTGTAGTACGCTGCCAGATACGCCCTTGCAAAGTCGTCTCCGCCCAGGCCATATTTCTGCATACCGTAACCGACTGTAAACTTGTCCGGGGTCTGCCCATCGTCCAGTGTCTTTGCCACAGCACTGTAAGCCTGCATGTAGGCGGTGACCGCCTTGTCTCCGGCAAGGTCTCTGATGTTGTGTACAGTGCTGCCATCGTCGGTGCTGTCTACAAAGTTGCTTACTGCATCATCACCGAACTGCGAATAGAGCGTGTTCCACTTCTCCACGGTGTTCAGCGTCGCATCGTCATTGCTGCTCGTCTCCCGCTTTTCATCGCGCACAAGGTCAGTGGCGTTCTTCATCAGCACATACTGGCTGAATCCTTCCGCGCCGCCGTCCCGGTATGCCTCGTACTCCTTCGCGTTCACACCGCTCACACCGTCACCCACAGCGGCCACGCCGCCAGCGGTTTTGGCTACCTTGTAGGCATTCTGCACAAGCGCACTCTGCTGGTCTTCCGGTAGCTGCAAAAACATACTGTTCTGCCGCAGCTCGTCAATCAGGTCATAGGCCGTCTGCCCGCTCGTCTTGGCGTACTCGGTCTTTTCCTCCGGGGTCATGTAGTATTTTTCACTGTCAACCGTGATTTGGCTGCTTGCCTTCTCCGGCAAGACGTGGCTGTCGTTCGTGCCGTTGTACAGTCCTTGCAGATACTCGTCAACCGGGGTAATGTTCTCGGCGCTCACATAACCGGGGCTAAGCATGTTGTACGCACCGCGCAGGAACATGCCCTTCGCTGAATTGTCCGTGCCGTCAAGACTCGCCTCTTCGCGGCCCCACTGGTCAATGTACGGCTCGTTGTTCATGCTCAGCCCGGGGATTTTGTTCTCCATCTTGCGGATATTGTACCCAATATCCCGTTCGGTCTTTGTGTCGCCGCCGCCGTAGCTGCTGCGCCGGGTATCGTCCACCGTCCGCGCCACCTGGCCTAAAGCCGTAGGCACAAACTGGTTGGCAAAGCTGCCAAGTGCACTTGTCGCAAGCGTTGCCAACTTGTCATTGGAATCTGCATAGCTTACACTGTCCAGCGTATCATTCAAGCCTTGCAGCATCGTGGTTTCCAGTACGGGCTGCGTAATCTGGCGCATCCTGTCCAGCGTCTGCGTCAGGTTAAACTCTCCGCCGTCTTCCTGGTCTTTAGCGATCTGCGCACCAATCAGCAGCGGCACGCTCGACGGGCTAGCCCAGTCTAGCGTGTAAGTCCCTTTCCCGGGTATTTTTACGGCATAATTCTGGTCGCCCAGCATTTCATTGTAGTTATCGGCGCGGTCATCTCCGCTCGCACCGCCGGTCAGCATACCATTCTTGGCAAGCAAATAACCGGCGCCCAAAATTGCTGTGCCTGTTACGCCCTTTGCTGCAGCGTCCATGACCCGCGTTGCACCCTGACCGGTTGCCCCACGGTAGATCGCTTCAACAGCACCGCCGACGGGATTGTACTCCAATGCGTTCTTTGCAATGTTGATGGGCGTTTTCTTAAACGGCAAAATGCCTTCCGTCACCGCATAGGCAATCTGCCCGGCAGGCCCATGCCTCCGCGTATCGTTTGAGAAATTGCGGAACGCCGTGCTCAAAAAGTTGTCCTCGTGGAATGTAGCTTCCCGCGCATCTTCAAGCGCTTGCGCCGCAGCCTGCCGCAGTACAGACCGGCTGTGTTCATCCGTAGCGTCAAAAATGCTGCTGTCATACCCGCGTGCTTTTAAAAAGCTCGCCATGCTGTTGCCGAACGCGCTGCGCAAAAAGAAATTATCCTCTGCTTCCAGCGCGCCGCCGTTTATGTCGCTTAAGCGCCCGATTGCTCGCCCAACAGGCGTGGTGTAGGTGTTTCGTGCGGCCTGCAGCCCGGTATCAATGTTCCAGCGGCCATCCTGATACAGCATGCTGTACATCTGGTTATCCGCGTAGTCTCTGGCACGGTTTACCATTCGCCGTCCATCCGCAGTCAGCATTGTGCCGACAGCTTTCGTACGTTCGTTCTGCGGCAAGGCAAGCTGCATCACGCCTGCAATATTGTCCTTTGCGCGCGTTACCGTGCCCATCATGACATTGCCCATCATGTTACGGATATGCGTGCGGCTGTTGCCAAGCATGCACAGGTAACGGATGTTATTCAGTCTGTCTGCAAACCCGCGCGCAGGCATATAGTTTGCCATGCGGCCGTAAACGCTCATCTCAAGGTCGTAGCGCTCCCGGCTGTCCGGCATGTCCGAAATCCGGCGGAAAGTGTCAACGGCATAGTCTAAATCTTCCTGACTTAAATCGCCGATGCCAAGGGCCTGCCGTGCAAACGCACCGTAAATGTCTTCGACAGTGCCGCCTGCTTGCAGTCTGGCTGCGGCAGCTCTGGCCTGTTCCTCGTTGATGTTTACGTTGCGCGCGCGGCCCATGCGTTGAATTTGCTCGGCCATATACTCAAGCTGGTCGCGTACATCATCACCGGTGTCAACGCCCTGACTATGCACAAAGGCCGTGAACTCATCATCCATCGGCCCATTCATCGTGTCGGCAACTTCCTGCGCTATATCGTGCAGCTGTTGTCCCTGCCGCGTATTGGCAAAGCGGTCAACACTGTTCTGTGTGTACTGCTCAAACCGCCGGATTCCGCTGTATTCGTCAGGCTGCGCATATCGCCCGGAAACAAGCGCCTGTCCGGCTTTGCTCTGCCCGGCGCTTATGGCACGGTTGATATTCGCAATTTGGGCTTTCACTACATCGGCTTCCGCGCTGCCTTCCGGCAGTTCTGCCAAACGCTGGCGTAGCTGTTCTGCCGCATGACTGCCCGCGTACACGTCGGAAGCATCCCATTGCCCATGTTGGATTTTCCTGTTCAGCTCATCTGCCACTGTGCGCCCGGCTTCGGTCACGCTGCCGGTCTGCTGCACAAGTACATCAAAATCCTGCGATGCCGTGTCCCTGCCCTCTGCCCGGCTGTAAACAGTGTGCGTCTGCTCGCCAATGCCAATCCCTGCAGCGGTTTGCTCGTCCATATCTCCGCGCATAACACGCTGGTTCGCGTAGTCCTGGTTCAGCACTTCGCGGCGGTTATACTGTGTACTTTCCGCACCAACCGCATTTGCGGGCACACTCTCGCTACCGTTCAGCGGGCGGGCCGCAACGCTCTGTGCCATACTGTCCTGCAAGGAAGCGGCGGCATCCGCCGTGTCAGTGCCGCCAAACATCCTGTCGTAAACGCGGCGGGTGTAGTCCGGCATATTGCTGTCAAAGCCCTGCACCTCAAGCCAGTCCGCAAAGTCCTCCGTGCCAGCCTGTCGCCCGGTGGGGCCGTCCAGAATCATGTCACGGTAATAGTCTGCCGTCGCAGCCGCCTGGTCGGTATCCACCAAAGCCCCGCGGTTGCTGGCCGCTACAGCGGAAAGCAGGTCATCCACGCCGGAACCGTTCACACCGGTCCCCATGTCGGCAAGCTCCATCAGGGCAGTGTCATACGGTAAACCACTCGTGGTAGAAAAATTTGTCCCGTTCTGGAAGTTGTACTGCTGGATGTTCTTCAAGCCGCTGGTATACAAAATATCCCCCGCCGCCTGCTCGTCCAGACGGATGGGGGTGCTTTTAAAGTAATCCCGCAGCGTAGCCGTCGCCTCGTCCACAGGCTCCGCAAAGCCGCTTTCCTTCACAATGCCGGTAGCAATGTCCTTTGCCTCGTCAGCCATGCTCTCCCGCGTCGCGCCGCTCTGTAGCTTGCCGTACAGGTCTTCAATGCGCCGGGTGTAAACGCTGCGTCTGTCCTTGCCGGTTATTGATTTTGCCCATTCAGCCACCGCTCCAGCGTCCGGCGCATCAGGGCCTTGTACTCCTCGTCCGTTGCCATCCGCGGTGCTACCAAGCCCTGCTGTACCAGTCTGTCCAGCAAGCCCGCTTCCAACTCCTCCGGGTTGCGGTTCATAGCCTGCGCCAGTGTCAGCGTTGAGGGGAACGTCTGCTCGAACGCCTGCTCCCAGGTTGTCATTCTGAACACCTCCATTTACTTCATTGTAGCCCGCGGCGCGCTGCGCGTCAATCGGCAAACTGTCCGTATTTTGCAGCGCAAGTTTAGCTTCATCGTCAATCTCCTGCTGGCGCTGCAACACGGCGCGGCGAAGCTGTTCAGCCTCTTTTTCCTGCGCGCCGTTCAAGTTGACCTGCCCGCGCAGTTCATCCAGCGTATTCAATGCGCTGCGGTTGGCTGCGTCTGGCGTATTCATCTGCTGTATCTGCGCGGCAAGCCCGGTTGTGCCGTTGGCTTCCGGCTGCACAATGTTTCTTGCCGGTGCAGCACTCTGCACATCCTGCACGGCATTGTCAGCTTGTTTCAAGGCATCCTGCGCGGCATCCCCTGCCGTGCCTTTCAGTCTGTTGAACAACGCCCCGCCGATTTCCGGCAGCGCGTTCATCGCCACATTGCCCGCAATGTTCTTTGCAGTGTTGCCTGCGATCTCTCCGGCACTCTTGCCCTCGCTCACATCGTTCACAAGGCTCGGCAGGGTGTCCAGTGCAAGGTCTGCTGTCGTGTCGGTCAAAATGCGCCCCAGTGCATCACCGGCACCCGCACCCAGTACATCCCCCAACACAGGGATTTTCTGCGCCTGCCCCACAACGACATTGCCGGCCTTGCCCATCGCTTGCGCAAGCGGTGTTCCTTCCATAGCGGTGTTGAACAGTTTGTACTGCATTCCCTTGCCGACAAGCGTGCCTGCCGCCGCCGCCAGCGGGTCATAGCTCTTTGCGCCCTCGATCGCATTGCTAAGCTGCGGCAGCTCGGCGCCGGTCGCATTTGCAATTTCCGCCAGCTTATCCACACTCTTCGTCAAAAACGGCACACTGTCATACAGCCCGGCTGTAAACGCCTGCGCAGTCTGCCCGGCTCCGTTCATCTGCGCTTTTCCGCGCAAAGCGCTGTTCTGGTTCAGCGCGGCATTCATGGCAGCCGTCTTTTTTGCGTAGTCCTCTTGGCTCAGACCATCTTTGTTTGCGGCAGTCTCAAACACCCGCTTCAAGCCGCTAAAGCCGGTATTCTTCGTGCTTTTTTCGTACTGGTTCACCGCCGCCACTTCGGCGCTCGTCAGCTTGCGTCCCGGGGCAGCCAGTTCGGCGCGGTAATTAGCATCGCTTTGCAGCTTTTTCAGCGCAACGGCAATGTCCTCCTGTCGGCTCTTGTAGTCGTTGCGCTTGTCCTTTGCAGCCTGTGCCTCTGACGCGCTGGGGGCGCTCCCTGCGGCGGCGTAACTGCTGCCGATAACTTTCCCGCCCCGCGTCACAGCGCGGCTCTGTGCGGGCTGTGCGGCGCTCTGGCGCTCTGCGTAGCTGTTCCCGATGGGCTTGTCTTTATTGGCTCCGGCATTTGCGGAAGTTTGCTTGTCTTTAAGCAGCTGCGCAGTTCGCTCTGCTTTCTGCTGGGCGCGGTATTTGATGTCGGATTTTTCCTGTTTGCTGTCGTCATACCGGGCGCGGGCACTGGCGTTGCGCTCTGCATTTGTGCGCTTGGGGTCGTAGTTGCCGCCTTTATTTCTCTCCGTGTCGGCGGTACTTGCCGCACTGTCTTCTCCAAACAGCGCATCCAGCGATGCCGCACTTTCCGTGTCGCCGCCCGTGCCGGTGGTACTGCCGCCCTTGCCGGAAGATTTCCTGCTGGATTTTGCAGCCTTCGCCGCTTTCTTCGCCGCATACTGCTGCGCCTTTTGCTGCTGCTGGTACAAATCGTTTGCCGCGTCAAACTTTGCCTGCGCCAGTTTCATCTGCCGGTTCAAAATATCGTTGTTCAAACTGTTTTCAAGGTTTGCACCCTGCACAATGTTGTTCAGCGTCTCGGTGTAGCTGTTATGCAGCACAGGCAGCGTCTTGTCAGTGGCGTTCATGATGGCACTGCCCTGCTGCTGTGCTTTCCTCGTTGTGCTGCGGCCAGTGCTAACATTGCTGGCCTGCGCCGTCTGGTATCGGTTCAAATACGCATTCAGCAGCGCATCTTCACGACCATTCACTTTCGCCATAGCTCAAGACCTCCAAATTCCCTAAAACCTTCCCCATCGGGGAAAGGTGGCCCCGCAAGGCCGGATGAGGGCAAACTTGATCCAGCTGCTCACTCACCCTGCATACATTACTCGTAACTGTACTCCCACTGCCCGGTAGTCGCGTTGAATCTCTGGCGAAGCTGCGGCATGCTGGCTGCCATGTTTGCGTAACCCTGCATCAGGCTGACAATATTGTTTGTGTTGTTTGCTGTAAGGTTCGCAAGGTTCGTCTGATACTGGCTCAAATCCGCTGCATCGCCGCTGGCACGCTGGTTTTCCAGCTGTGCCATGTTGTTTTGGTAGGTGTTTTCAAGGCTTGCCAGCTGGTTCTGTCGCTCGGTTTCCAGTGCGTTGCGGCTGTTGTTGTAGTTGTTCAGCATACCGGCTGTCGTGGTCTCGCTTGCACCGCCGTTAAGGCCCTGCGCCGCAAGCTGTTGGGCAAGGTTGCGCTCGCTCATCATCTTGTTGATGTACGCCTGCTGTAGGGCATTGTCTGTGGCGCGGTTCAGCTCGCCCTGCCCGTACTCGTAGTTGGCTTTCTGCTGTGCAGCACTGCGCTGGTAGGCTTCCTCACGCGCTCTGCGCTGCGCCTCCTGCGCGGCGCGCATCTGCTCTTCTGCCCTGCGCTGTGCATCTGCCGCCGCCTGCTGTGCGGCCTGCATCGCGCTCTGCATCTGGCTAATATAGCTGTTCATGTAGTCGTTGCTCTGTGCCGGCGCGCTGTAACCTGCCGCAGCGCTCCCGCCGCCAGAACTGCCGCCAGAACTGCCGACGGAGCCGCCGCCAGTGTAGCCGCCGCCAGTGTAGCCACCGCCAGCGCCGGGTTTCGGTGCTGTCTTAGCTTTCTGCCGGTTCAGTTCTGCGGCCTTCGCAGCGTTGACCATCGGATTAAAATTCGGATTTGTGTTCAACCGATGTATCGTTGTGCTTCCGTTCCCTCGGTTGGACAAAGCCGTGTAACTGGTCGTGCCGGGTTTCTGGTATATATCAGTCCTCTTTCCAAAAATCGGTTTCGGCATACTAAATCACCCCTTCCGCTCGCTCTGTGTTCCAAAATAAAAGGCCACGACCATTGTAACAATGGTCATGACCGTGTCAGGCTGTAACTTGCTCTGCAATGCCATTACGGCAAAAACCGCAACAACCACAAGTGTCACAATGGTTTTTACCTTGAAAAGCGCGGCAATGTTTTTCAAAAAATCGCCCATAGATATGCACCTTCTTTCAGCCAATCAAATGATTCTGCAAGGCTTCCTTTGCTTTCTGCATCTGGTCAATGTTGTTTCCATCCAGATTGTGGTCAAGAAGGGCAAGCAATGCCTGCATGGTCACATGCTGCCCCTCGTCCATGCGGTCAAGCCGCTGCTTGTCGTTTTTCAAGAATCCCTCCATGGCGTTCACCCGCTCTTCAAGCTTGGTAATGCGTTTGTCCTGGTCGGTCTTCGGCTTTTTTACTGCGGTGATGACTTTGCTGATGGCCACTCCCCCGGCATACAGCCCGGCAGCAGCGCCCGCCGCGTAAATCAAAAACGCCCAGGCCTCCGCAAGTGTAAACGAGAATACATGCTGCAACGGCTCACACCTCCGCCCATTCAGATTTGTACAGTCCAGTTTGTCAGGCCGCGTTCCTTGCACAGCAAGTAGATTGCATCTGCGTCTCCCTGCGTCACCGGCCCAATGGTAATCACTTGTAGCTTGTTTGCAGGCTTGTCCACCGTAGGCAGGGCCTTGACCAGATGGTTCAAATCAACCACGTCAGTGATGCCCGGCACGCTTCCCTTCGCGGCCTGGCCGTACTGGTGGATGTAGCGCGGCAGCGTCTTGTCGTAGTTCGTGCGCGTGTCGGCAAGCCAGCCGATGTAGTCTTCACACAGGTAGGTGTAGTCGATGTTCGCGGTTGCGAATGACGTGAAGGTATAGATGCCTGCCGTGAATCCGTGCGCTTTGGCCTTTTCGCAAAATGCCATTGCGATTGCCGTGCGCTGGTCTTTCGTCAGGTTGTCCGCACGGCCATCGTGGACGCCGGTCTTGGTTGTGTGTCCCCATTCGCTGTCGAAGAACAAGGGATAGCCTGTCGGCGCAAGGCTTGCGCAGAAGTCTGCCTCCTCCCGGGCCTCATCCACCGTGATGGCCTGCGAGAAGAAGTAAAAGCCGAACAGCTTTCCGCTTGCTTTAGCCCCGGCAAGGTTGGCATCGTACTGCTCGTCCTTCATCAGCTTTCCGCTGCCGTAGCCGCGATAACCGATGCGAACAATGGCACGGTATTGAACCTTTGCCCAGTCAATAGCACCCTGATGGTGGGACACATCAATCAGCACTTCTTCGCCACTTGTCTGCGCAGGCTGGTCGCCGTATGTGCCCGCCTTGTTGGGTATGCCTGCATACGCAGTCGAGTCAAGGCCCTTGCTCGTGGCAGTGGCTCGCACTTCAAAGTGGCAGTGCGTCCATGTGCCTGCGGCGTTGCCAGTCTGTCCGACAACCGCCAGCACATCGCCGGTCTTTACTTTCTGCCCTACGCTCGCAAGCAACTTGGAGCAGTGGCAAAAATACAGGTAATTCACTGCATCCGGGGTCTGGTTTGCGTCCAGCTTCACGCAGATATAATAGCCCCATTCCCATGTCTTATTGCTCTTGTTCGTCACGATGCGGGCTGTAACAACGGTTCCTGCAATGCTCTTGCCGTTGTAGCCGGGCATGCGGATTTTGTCGTCATCCAACCCGCAAACGTCAATGCCGCCGTGCCAAGTCTTGCCACCGCCGCGCGTGTAACCGTAGCAGCTGTACGGGTACTTCACGAGATTTCTCCCGTTAAAAATCATGGTATCACTTCCTATCATTCGTCGGTGGTATTTTCAGCGCCGTCAACCTCCGGCACATCCGGCGTCTCCGTAACCTCGTCTGCGCTCTCTCTCGCATCCACCGCATCGTAGTATTCTTGCGCCAGCGTCTCTACCTCGGCAATGTCATCTTCGGTCAGCAGGCCGTTGTCGTAGTGCGTGTACGCCTTGTCCAGCCAAAAGGCAACATCGCGTCCTGCTGCAATCTCTCGCTTGATACTGCGCAGGGTCAAATCGTGCCGTGCTTTACTCTTAATAGCCATTGTGATTTCTCCTTTCATGTTTGAGATGCAACAGCATCTTCCAAATCGGTAATGCGTTTAATGGGGTCTGCGCGTCCCGTCACAGTCGCGCTGTCGGCATCGGTCAGCACGGTGTTAGTGCCGCTTAACGCGGGCAACGGCTGTGCGCCTGTCGCAGTGAACGGCACAGGCTTTGCCAGCTCGTACACAAGTTTTGCATTTATTGATGCAAGGTATTCCTTGGCCGCTTCTTCATTGTTCGCGTCGGTTTCTTTTAATCTTATGTAAAATGTAGACGCATTTGCCTTCATAATTCCGATTTTTGTCGCATTATTAAACGTAGCAGTGTCTTGAGGCAACGAACTTGTGAAATAACCAGCACGTCCTGGCGTTGTATAAATATTATTAAGATTTGCAACCAAAGAAAAATTGGCAATACCATGCTGGTTTATTCCGTACAACGAAATGTTTGCGTTAGCTAAATCAATAATTTTCCACGTTTCTTGCCCTTCACCACTCGCCGCGTCCACCTCACCGCCATACACGGTTTCGGGCAGGGTCAGGGTGTTGGTCTGCCCGGTGTATGGTGTGTAGGTGGTGGGGGCGGTGGTGCCAAGCGTGATTGTTACGTTGGATATCTTGCCCTCTCCTAGAGTACCATTTGGTGCGCCATCTATTGCATCGCCCCTTCCGCAAGCGTAAAAATATGCCGTTGCTACGCGTCCTTTGTGCTGTGGAGTTATAACAAATGTTTCTGTAATTTTTCTTACCGACGGCAACTTTTCGGCTTTTGTTATCGTCTCACCCTCGGTTACAATACACGGCGTACCGTCATCAAATTTGGAGTTAATCCTAAAAGCGTTACTTTCCGCTGTATCAGATGTGTAGTGATCATAAAATTTTTCCAAGGTGAATGTAAAGTCTAAAACGTATGTGCCAACAGGTAATTTATTCAATACATCTAATAGGTCTTCATAAGTTGATGCCCAGCCCACACCATCGAGACCTTCCGTTGTGCTTAGGTTCTCCCCGCACCTTGTCACCGTCACTCTGTCACGTCCCTTGATGGGACGAATGTTTTCGGGGCTTGGTGTTCCGCTCCCTTCCTGCATTGGTTCCCACTTCGCTTTCACGCCCAGCGGGTATCCCGCCACAGGGTAGCACACAACAGGGTTGCCGCTTTCTTCCAGCGGTGGGCAGAGCATATCAATGATGTGCTTGCTACTCCACGGCGCATCCTCGCTCACCGCCGCATCATCAATCTGTACGCCGTCCTTTCCGGCAGGCCCCTCCGGGCCAATCTCTCCCTGCGGCCCCTGCTCACCGCGCTCACCCTGCGGGCCAGTATCACCCTTGGGGCCAACCGGGCCAGTTTCGCCAACAGGCCCCTGCGCGCCGGTATCGCCCTTCTCGCCTTGTACACCCTGAACGCCCTGCTCACCTTGGGGGCCGCGCTCTCCGGTGTCGCCCTTATCACCCCGTGGCCCGCGCGGGCCAGTTGCACCCGTTGCCCCGGGAGGGCCTTGAACTCCCTTTTCTCCTTGCGGCCCCTGCGGGCCTACGGGGCCTCGCGGGCCAGTATCACCCTTGTCGCCTTTGGCTCCATCCTTTCCGTCAAATTTGCCGTTAGCCGCATCATTCCGTAGGTCATCGGCCACACTCTTTGCTTCCGCGCTGTTCTTTTCTGCGTTAAGTGCAGCCTGCAAAACCTGCGTGGCAAGCGATTCGCTGGGTTTAAACGGTGCAGTTCCACCAACGTTTCCGCGCGTAATCACGTTGTATCCCTGCGTTTTTGTGATGCGCTGCACACCATTGGCAACGCCGCAATACACGATAGTGCCCGTACCCGCATTGGCAGTTACTTCGGCAGGCACATCAATCAGGCCGTTTTCCGGCACACGTATTTCAAAGGGTTCTCCCTTCGGCGGGTTAAACGTTGCCGTTACAGCAAGCCCGCTCCACATATCGTCAAAGGTCACATGTAGCTGCTCGATACCGTAACTGCCAAAAGTGCCAAGCGATAAGTTTCCGGGTCGAACACTGTACCCTTTCAGCTGTACTTCATGCAATGTCATTACACGCCCTCCAACTTACATCAGCAGCAACGCCCTTAACGCTCAGCGTCGTATCAGTGGGTGAAGCATACGGATTATTTGTTTCGTTCATGTGGTTCTCCTTTCACGCAATACGGCGCCAACGGTACACGGTTCGGTACGGCTGCATGTTGTTATGTGGTTGGTTGCCGCCTTCATTCGCAATCGAACCCGGCTTGGCTATATACGTGCCATCTGGCACAGTAGTAATAGGGCTACCAAACCCGCCTCTTTTATTATTTATATCAAGCATAATATTTGCTAAAGGCCCTATTGAACTTGGAAGTTCAGTGGATATTAGTGTGTGCGTTTCTTCGCCGCCCTCACTGCCAATAGCATGCACGCTATTGGCGCCAATCGTCACACGTCCAGCGCCATACGCTTCCCACATGCCGTACCCATACACCGCAGCAACCTTCTTTGGCGTGCTCAAATCCGGTGCGCCGGTCAGCCCTGTTCCGTCCCACTCGATAATGCCGCCAACCGGCACATACGGATATTTATACGGATTCTCTACCATTACTGGCTCACCTCCAAAACAAACACCGCCGCGCTTGTCGGCGCACTGTTCGCATAAAACTTAACCTCCCCGGCTCCGGGTTCCAGCGCGGCTACCATTCGCACCGCGTCCGTCGCTCTCGTGCGGTCACTTACGGCAATCCGGCTGTCCGCCGTCACACCTGCAACAGTCACGGAAGCGCAGGTGGTGTAGCTGGTCGTGCTGCCGTCGTCCCAGGACACCGTGTAATCACCGGTAGTCCAGGAGCTGGCTGCCACCGTAACGGTTTTGTAGCTATGCTTGTTTTCTGCGCCCACATCCTCCGCTTTCAACCATACCGATTCCCCTGTCTTGCCGTTCACGTTCTGGATAACACCCGGGTCACCTTTCTCACCCTGCGGGCCTGTCGCGCCAATTGGACCTTGCTCGCCTGTCAAGCCCTGGATGCCCTGTGGACCTCGCTCGCCGGTTTCCCCCTTTTCTCCCTGGATGCCCTGCGGCCCATCCGGGCCAACTTCACCACGCGGCCCCTGCGGGCCTGTCTCACCGGTAGCGCCTTGTGGTCCCTGTGCGCCCTGCGGCCCCTGCGGGCCTTGCAAGCTGCCGATTGGGTTCCATTTCTTGGCCTCCACATCCCAAATGTACACAACGTTGTCTGTCTCGCTGCCCACCGCGTAAGCGTCGCCCTTGTTGCCGGTTGGGCGTGCTCCTTCTAGCAACGTTAGGCTGTTGTAGCGCCCCAGCACAACAAAGCTCGTGCCGTCTACGCCTTTCTCACCCCGCGGCCCTTGCGGACCGGTCGGGCCTGTTGCGCCGGTAGGCCCTTGTGCGCCGGTCAAACCCTGCGCGCCGCGCGGTCCCTGTACGCCCTGCGGCCCCTGCGGGCCAATATTGCCCTGTGCGCCCTGCGGCCCCTGCGGGCCTACGGGGCCTTGCGGCCCTTGTGCGCCGGTATCACCTTTGCGCAGCGTTATCTGTGTCACGCCGCCATTGTCCGTAATGGTCGCGCCTATAAACTGCATCCGGCTTCGCTGCGGCATTTCCTCGCCGCCATCGTCCAGTATCAAATGACCGCTGCTGCCGGTAGCCTGCCAGGTCTTGCCGTCGCTGCTCGTCTCAATGACCCTGTCGCTGTTCAGCCGGATATACAGGCAGCCGCCCTCATTGTGGGTGCGTTTTTCAAGCGCCATTTCGTTCAGGGCCGTCACAAGCTGGTTGAAAATCGGCACAATGACTTCTCGCGGTATTTCATCCATAATGCGTTGCATCTCTGCGGTAGATACGCCCGGCGTGTCTGGCCGCCCTACATTACCTTTTCCTTGTAAATCTGCGTCTGTAATTTTTTTAAATGCCATTTTCTCACCCCTTAAAGTTCCCATTTTCCACAAACTCAACGGCAATCTGCATCAATCCAAACGGCTCATTTAAAGCATTGTTTGCAAAGCGAAACCGCGCCTTGTCCACTCGTTTGATTCGGATTTTGTTGTGCAATGTCCGCGAAGTCTTGTCGTTAGAATAAGTAAGGCGCGAATAGCGCAGCTGGTGATAACTAAAAAATCGTGCGTGCGCGCTGTCGTTCCAGATATTAGACCAAATGCCGCGCTTCATGGCATAAACTACAATGCTCGTTACAGAACTGGGGGCCATTTGCAAGGCAAGATAGCGGAAACTCTTGTTTTTATAAAAAAGCGTGCCAGCTAAGTCCGGTGTTTCCCATTCGGCATAAATCACAGCGCCGTTATCGTTGTAACTGGCAATATCATCTGGGTCATTGTAAAACTGGTATACATTCCCGTTGTCAGCGCCAAAATATAGGTCGGTCTCATCCACCCACATTACACGCGCCGGGATATTCGTTTCATAAAAGCAGGCATATTGCCGGGTCGAGTACGGCTCGTTCTTGTTCGCTCCTAAATTCTGCTGTCCGTCCAGCACATAGGCAACGCCGTTCAGGCACAGCCAGTACATATCCTTGTACACACAGGCGTAAGCATCCGCTTTGTTTGCTTCGGCCAGCAGCTTGCCGTTCATGTAATAGCTTCTGTTCTGGCTAAATCGTTCGCCCACAATGTCGCTTGGTGTAATTGCGTAAATCCCTAAATTGGTCAAAAAAACAGGCTCATTGGCGCAGTAGGCAAAGCTGTATTTTGCGATTGCGCCGGGGCCTTGTATCGTGTTGGTAATGGGAAAAGCCGGTTCGCTGTCCACCAAATTGCCCTGTCGTATCACAACATTCCGGTCGGTCTCATGCTCGTCCTTATGGGCTGCAATGCGGTTTTCAATGATAGAGTAGCCCATAATAGCACTTTTTGCCGTGCCCAGTTTGCTGTAGGCGGTGTCCGGCCAATAGGTCAAGTCATACTGTCCGCTGTACCAGTCCTGGTTCGGATAATCCGGGTTGCCGCTCAAAAACAGGCGGTCTGCTGCGCCGTTCACACCAAACAAAATGCCAATATTACATTTGTTGATTCTGTCCGCATAGCCTTTCACGGTACGGCTTGCGGTGATCTCAATGTTGTCCTCGCCGGTAACAGGGCTTTTCCCCGGCGCAGTGTTGAACGTTACCACTCCCGTTGTCGCATTGCAGCTGTATCCGCTGGTCATCGTCTCCCAACTGCCGTTGCTCGTCAGCTTGCGCACTGTCACATTGGCACTGTCCAGCCCGGAAAAACTCAAATGGTACTGGGTGCTGGTCCCGTCTGCTGCAAAAAGTTCCTTGAACTTCGGTTGCAGCAGGTTCAACGCATCATACTGTTTGCCGCCGCCGGAAGGTGCTTTTGCAATCGTCAGCGTCGGGATTTTTGCATCGTCACTGGCTTTTTTTACAGTTTCTCCGTCATATACTAGCAGGCACTTTCCGTCGGCAATAAACAGCTTATCGTCCATCTGCCAGCTTTTGCTGCGGACATCTGCCATGTCGCTGTACAGCGCATTGCCCACTTCCTTGCCGCCCTCTGGCAACTCGTATAATGCCGTTCCCGCATGGATAAGGCTCTTACCCTTTAGCTCGTGGAAACCGTTCACACGGGCCGGAAACGCCGCTCGCAACTTATATCCCATCCGCTTGCGCACTTTTCCAGGTTCTGACCGGATCATGTTCTGCGCGTTGGGGCTTTGGCTCACGCTTACATTGGCGGTGTTGCTGGTATAATCAATGCCAAGCAGTTTATCAATCGCCAGTTTGCTGCGGGCAACTTGGCTGGGTATCGTAAAAGTCGCCATGCTTACCACCACCCTGTATTGCTTGTAAAGCTTTCCTTGCTTACGGTTCTCGGGTTCTTCAGTCGTTCAAAGGCGGTCTCAAACTCGTTGCGGTAGTAAGTGGCAATGGCAATGTCATCATCCTTGTATAACTGGCTGGCAATGTACAGCGGCAGCAGTACAACGGCATCGTCCGGCAAGTCGATTTCTTTTGTGTCCGGCGTTTCCAGCGTCAGAGTTGCGGGCTTGGCATCGTAGAAAAACTCAAACTCGCCTTCAAAATCAGCAGGAAAAACCAGGTACTTGCTGCCGTACATCTCCACCCCGTCTACAGGTTCCGGGGTATCGTCCACCAGCTTGTACACCTCATAAGCGCCCATCCGCCAGTAATCCGGCACCTCATAAACCAGATTCACAGTCAGCTTTTCGCCCTTGTCTTTGTCTACCATGTAGCTTTTGCGTAAATACCGCCCGGCAGTGCAAATCATTTCAATGGCTTCGTTGGCTGCCTGCGGCATCGCGTTTAAATATTCTTTTGTCGCTTCGTCTGGGTTCGAGATGTCTGTGCCGTCACTGGCGAACATCTTCTGCAAGGATGCCAGCTTGATCTGTTCCCATGTCATTTGCAATCACCCCCTGCTGCATAGCTTCCTGTTTGTCCATCTCCTCTTTGATGGATTTCTGCATTGTGGCTGCATACGGGAATCCGGTCTCTTTCAGGAAAGTCCACAACCGGTACTGGCTTGCAGGCTCGGTAATGTTGCCAAAACCACCCGCTTGATACTTCACATCGACCATATCCCACAGCCGCTCACGGTTGCTTGCAAGGTTCGATGCAGGGTCTACCTCAATGATAAATTCATCGTTCCAGTACAATTCCCCGGCTGCGTCCCGCTTCAAAAACTCCATCCTGTCAAAATGCCCGAACTGCTGTTCACCGTCCGTGTCGGTCTCGGTCATCGGGTACGGCTCATCGGCATACGCCAGCAAAAACTCAAACATCATGCGGTACAGCTTCGCATAGGCGTTGTTCTTCATCTCGCGCTTGCTCTGCAAACGGCCTGCGCTCTGGTTCGCGCTGAACTGCTTTGCACTGCCGGATGTAGCAGAAGAATCGTACTTGCCCTGGAATGCGTCCGTAATGCCCAAAGTGGATTTCGCCCAAGTGTAGTTCATTTCCAGCATGTTCTGGTCGTTCTGCACATTGGGCTGCACATTGATAACATCGATCATGGCTTTCTGGCTCGGGTTGTCCACGCGCAAAATTTTCAGCTCGTTATCGTTCAGCTCCGCGTTTACGCCCTCCGGCAGCACTACCCAACTGCCGCCTTTCAGCAGCTTTTCCTGAATTTTCGTGCCGTATTTGTTGATGGCCTGCTGCTGGTCAGCGATTATATCTACATCCGACACGCCCAAAAACTTGTCCGATGCCGCAATGTTTATCCGCTCCACAATCGGGAACCCGTGCGGTTTGTAGGCCGGTATCTCGTTGGCCTGCATCTCGCCCGGCATCATAATGACCTCGCCGCTCTCGTTGTCACGCTGCACACTGCCGTCCGGGTTCACAATGGGCACATCCTCGCCCGGTACCTGTGCAGGCAACACCTCGCCGCTGCTAAGGAGTACATCTTGCGTCAGCGTAAGGGTCTGCACTGGCTGTTCTTTGAACTTCTTGTTCCCGCAAACACAGACATCCCCCACGCGACGCCGTCCGCATTTCGTGCAGACCTCTGCCGTGCGCGCATAATAATCGGGGAAATCTTCAAGCACCTGGCACCCTACCCAGCTAAACATGCCTACTGTGCCCTTGTCGTGCTTGTAATAGACAATGTTCTGCGTCACAACGCCTGTGTGGGTGCTGTCATCGCCACCGCGTGCGTCCGGCGCGTCCTCTGTGTCGGTCTCAATGGTAATGCCGTACCGCGCTTCCAGCGATTCCTTGCTCTTTGATACCTGCACAAAGATATAATCCATATCCTCAATACGGTACACGCCCGGCTGCGGAATGACCTGCCGTGGGTGACGCATCTCTACTTCAACATCGCCCAGCGTGCAGTGATACCCTGCAACCGGGTTCCACTCCACATGGAAAAAGTCTGCGCCCTGCACCGGCACTGTGCGTTCGCTTCTGTCGTTCAGTTCAATAAACCGCATCCGCCGCGCCTGATTGCGCAGCATGTTTTCTGTCTTTCGCGCCAAGTCCCGGTCTTCTGCATGGATGGCTGTGACCTTCGGCATCGGGTAGCTGGAATCCACCTGACTTTCAATCAGCTCATAGATGATATTGCGCACATTCGTGGCGTTCTTTTTGGCACCCTGTATCTCGTGGCTGCCGTAGTACATGGCCTCACGCTTGCGCATCTTTTCCAGGGTGTCACTGTATGCAGCTTTTGCGTTGGATAGCTTACCCTGCCATTTTTCAAGGTCTTTTGTCTGCTTATCGTCTTTCTTCATATCGTCACTCCTGTGTGGTCATGCCCACGCAAATGTGATAAAAAAGCCGCTCCCCATCCATAGCCTTCCCCCTTTGGGGGAAGGTGGCCCGCAGGCCGGATGAGGGGCGGCTTTGCCTTTGCTGCTTGTCTCTTGGTTATTTCTTACTTCTTGGTTCGCCGTTTCCGGGTGGCTTGGCTTCCCCCTTGGGGGAAGCTGTCAGCGGCTCCGACCGCTGACTGATGAGGGGCAGCCTCGCCGTTCTCCACTGCCCGGGAATAATACGTCCCGTCTCCGTTCACGGACTCCACAACATACAGCCGCTTGCCGTCCTCAAAAGTGTCCCCGGTTTTCAATCCTTTAGGAACCATGCTGCACCGCCTCAGGTCAGGGTCGTGCCGGCGGCAGCGCCGCCAAGGATCACATGGCGCCAATCGCCAAAGCCGCAGCTGAAACGGGCTCGGCAGGACGTGATCAGATCCTGCGTCAGGGTGTCCACATTCTGGAAGGTCTCCAGCGCGGTGCGGTCATAGAACACATTGCCCAGCAGGTCCTTGTTGGCTTGACTGGACATCAGGATATAGGGCTCTGTTCCGTCAGTGGCCTGCCAATGGTGGTCAACCACCAGCTTCCACATGCCCTTGTTGACGTTCACATCGTTGTAGTTGCTGCCCACCTGCTGGTCAGAGTTGATGATCTTCTTACCCAGCGTGATCAAGCGGTAGCAGTTGGAGGGCACAATCAGCGTGTCGAACACATAGCCCATGCCGTTGCCGGATGCGTTCTTGAAGTTGAAACCGATGTTGGCAAGGCGGTTCAACATGGCATCGTCATCGCCGAAAGCGTTAGTGAACACATTCGACTGTGCGGCAACGCCGGTCTTGCCGGTGTGGTCTTTTGCAAACAGCGCTTTGCCGTCAGCGGTGGTGGAATCCAGCCCGGTTTTCTTGCCGTAGGTAAATGTTGCAGCGGCGCTGGTCAGTGCCTTGCTGCCAAACTCTGCACGGCTGCGCTTGTAGGCACGCACATTAGCGGCAGAGCGGGCAGCAGCCATATCGAACTGGTTGTCCTCGATCATCGTCTTGGTGATGCGGAACGCCTTCTTGAACTCATTGTGCTCAATCAGCTTCGGCTCACTCTCGCCGAAATCGTCCAGCGGGGAGCTTGCGCCCTCATCCACAAGCTCAAAGTTGGAGAAGGTAGACATGCCTGCGATCTTCTCGCCGAAACGCTTGGACTTCTTGACATTGAACAGCGCATTGACAAGCTCGTCATCGTTGTTTTTCTCGTTGTCGGTGTCCTTCATTTTCATGGTGAGCAGGTCAGCCCACTCATTCCAAAAATCATTGGCAAGGCCGCTTGCCTTGCTAAAAATAACTGCCATAGTCAGTCTCCTTTACGCAAAAATCAAATTGAGTTGTAGAGCTTCTGCAGCTCCTCATCGCTCTTGTCCGGGAAATACTCATGCGCTTTCGCAAGCATACCGCTGCTCATGGTCTTTTCCTTGCCCGGCATATTGGCACCACCGTGCGCGGCCAAGTGCCCCTTGCCGCGTGCCGCGTTGATAGCTGCCTGTTTACCGGCCTCCGTACCGCTCTGCACGGCCTTGCCATAGTTCAGCGCCTTATAGGCAGTCACCATGTCCAGCCCGTTTTTCTGCACAAGCTCGACCATCTTGTCAAAATTTTCAAGCTTGGCAAGATCTGCGGTGGTTTTCAGGCTCGGCTCAATTTTTTGCAGCGCGGCAAAGTCAGCATTGAACGCTGCCTGCGCCTCGTCGTTGACTCTGGCGGCTTTCAGCTCCTCCATCTCGGCTTTCAGCTGTGCCTTCTCCGGGTCGTTGTCGATAAGGCGCTGCAACGCGGCTCTCTGTTCCGCTGTCTGGTTCGCCGTGGCCTGCTCGATTGCACGCTGACGGTCAAGCTTGTTCTGGGCGTCCAGTGCGGCGAAATAGTCCTGCATCGACTTGACAGGCGCGCCGGTCTCTGGGTTTTTGTACCCGGCAAATCTCTGTGCAAATTGTCTGTCCACACGCTGCTGCGCCTCTCGCTCGCTGCGCTGGCGGGCAATGGCCCAGACATTGTTGGGGATTTCCGGTTCTGCGGCAGTTTCCGTGTTTTGGTCGGAACTTTCCACTTCACTTTCCACAGTTTCCACATTTTCTGTCGGGTTGTCGTCAATCTGGTCGGCTACGCCAGCGGTCACGCCGTTTTCAAACTCGTCCATAGGTTCCTCCGCGTACAACGCCCGCCGGCTAAATTTGCATAAAAAAAGCGCCTACCATCTTTGGTAAGCGCTTCTTTTATCGTAGTTTTCCTGCCTTCCCCCTCGGGGGAAGGTGGCCCCGCAGGGCCGGATGAGGGCAAAGCAAATCTTATTGCCCTCCGTCATTCACCGGGTAACTCACCCTCTGCACCGCTTTTCCCGGTGCCAGCTCCCCCACAACCTGCCCAAATCGCGGGCATTGCTTGCTTCGGCAGATAAATTTCAGCACCTCCGTGCTGGAATCCACACGGCACTCCACGCCGCAAGTCGGGCATCTCATGCAGGGTTCCCCCATTTCTCAATCAGCATTTTGCGGTCTTTCGGGCTGGCGTTTTTGTAATCCTCGTACATGTCCGCCGTCCACGGCCTTTTTCGTATATTCACAGGCTTTTTCGCCGGGCTTGTCCACCAAACGCAAAAATAGCGTAATGCGTCCGGGTAATGCGTCAGGCCGTGCGGGTTCTTCGCATACACATCGGGGTTTTTATCATCCTTCTGTATCTTCGTCAGGCACGTCCATAACTCGCCCGGCTTGTAGAACGTCAGATACCCTTTCCCGCTCTTTTCGTCCTTGCGCAGCCATTGTTTCATAGCCGCGCATCCTGCCGGGAAGTCTCTAGAACTCTGCACCAACGGCAATCCCGCCTCGCCGAACAGCTGTGCCCGGCTCTTGCCGCTCTCCTGGCTTCGGTTCCACAGGTCAGGTGGTGCAAGATACATGTCTATCTCTTCCTCGGCAGAATCACGCAAAATCAAGTCTGCCGCTTCACTTATCGTCTTGTTCGGCCCGCCGTCCACCCGGTACACCGTTGCATGGCCCTGCGTGTCAACCGCGATCCAAAGCGCCGCCAACATATCAAGGCCGTAGTCAATCGTCACATAGCGTCTTAGCGGCCCAGTGGGCGGTGCATCGACCAAGTGGGTATCTTTGTCAAGCTCACTAAAAAAGCGCCCTCCGGGGGCGGAGAGCGCTTCTTCTTCAGTTGCAGGGTACTCCTGCATCGTTTTATCCTCGCCCAGCGCAGCAACAGTCTGTGCGTACCACTTCTCACTGCGGCGCGGGTCTGTGCTCCACGGCAAAAACAGCTTTGCAAAACCGTTGCCGGGGTTTGTGTAGATTTCCTCAAACAGCGTGCCAAGTTTGATGGTTGACAACCCGATGACACGTCCGCCGAACGGTCTGTTGATAACCGGGTATGCAGCCTGCCAGATTTCCTCTGCGTACTGCTGGAACGCCCATTCGTCTATCACGATCAAGTCAGCGGTAAACGAACGGCCTGCCGCAGGGCTTGACGGGAACGCCTTAAACACGCTCTCCGGGCCGTCCGGCCACATCACAACCACCTGCATTGTGCTTTTGTAGAATACCGGCCCCGTCCAGCCTGCAACGCTGCCGCCCGGCGTGTCCACCTCGCGGATAAGCCCCGGCATGTATCGCAGTATCACAGCCAAGCGGCGTACAAGCTCTTTGGCCTCGTCCTCTGACCGGCTCAAGCCAATCGCAGTACGGCCTGTATTCAGCGCCACAAGCCGTGCTACCTCTGCCAGCGCCAACCATGTAAAGCCCAACTGGCGCGCTTTCAGCACGCAAACAAGCCGGTTCTCGGCAAATACGACCAGCGCTTTTTTTTGCCCATCCCACAGCGTAAACGGCTGTATCAGCTCGTCTGCGTCCTTGTCCTCAATGTGGCAATATGTTTCGCAAAAATATACCGGGTCTTTCCTGCACGCCTCGCGCTCAAGTTCCCGCATCTCTTCCAGCGTCAACACATTACCCCGCCTTTAGCAAAAGTCTTGCGTGGAAAACCAGCCAATCAAAACGAATTGCAAAGTTCGGTACCGCATACACCATGTTGTCACGCAAAAACGAAAGCGACGGCAACAGAAAGAATGATTTCCCGTAAATCTCAAAATCGAACTTGCAATCCATTTCTCTACCTCAAAATTCCCCAAACCCGCCCTACCGGTCTCTGCTATGCCGGTCTCACCCGTTGCGGGGAGCAAATCCGCAACGCTTTTTTGATTCCCTGTATTGTCCGCACAGGGCTGGCGGGCGTCATTTGTATACCGCACAGTCCTGCGGTGTTCGGCAGCATTTATACCCGCGCCCCTATCCGCGGTTGAAGTTTGTTTTCGCACTTCACTGTGCGGGCATGTGTTTTCAGGCTCTCGAAGTCCCGTTGCGACCTACCATCGCGCCGCGCTCCTGATCGGCTTGCCGCTTTGCTTACAGCGTTTAGGTTCACTATCGCGTTTCCTGCGCCGGTCTTTCACCGGTGGGTGCGACCCAGCCTTTGCCCTCAGCCGGACTTGAACCGGCACACCAAGGCTCTTGCCATTGAGCTACAAGGGCATATAAAAGCCCCGCAGGTTGCGCACTGTTAGTAGGCTCGCGGGGGCTGCCTAACGGGGAACACAATTACCGGCGTCCGACCCTGCTACCTTGACCCGTATCATCGGCATTGGTACTGCACATAGGTCTTGCACCTTTGCCACGCCGTTGCTTCGGAACGCAGCGCCCTTGCCGTATTGACTTGTCAGGCCAAGTTTGCGGCTGGCTATGCAGCATATAAAAAAAGCGCCCTGCCGTAGCAGAACGCTTTGTATTGTGGCCGCTGGGTCTTGAAGCGGACGGCCCTAGTCCCATAGTCAGAGGAGGTTTTCAAACTGACACCCGCGCCGTGAAACTCAAAATTTCAAAATTTTATTTTTTTCAGGGAACTTTTGCTATTCAGGGTATAGTCCCCTTATAGGGGGGGATATGTACTCTTGTTTCTTGTTTGTAATACAATCCCGCGTTTCCTTTCATTTTGCATGGATATTTGTGGCAGGGGAGAGAATTTATTTTTATGTTCGCTAGGGGAATTGACATATTCGTACCGGGCCGCGCTACCTATGAGCCCCGCCCTCCCCTTCATAGGGGGTACCCCCTCCCCCCGCTGCCGCCTGCCCTTTTTCGGCAGACCGCCTACAAAAAAATACCCCCGTCCTTCTTCATCTGCAGCCCGTACCCGGTTTCCGGCTTCCGCCTGCTGCCGGCCGCTATTTCGCTAAATACTTATTTAGCGAACCACGAAGTCACGTATTATCGTTCTTTTGCAGTCGTCTCTGAATATTCTGCATCAATTCTCTATCTGCATCGGTTACCGCTTCGGCTGTAATCTCCATCTGATCAGCCGGTTTGTCTCCTGCGGAATCGCGCACAAACACTGCCGCTTTGACGTCTCCGGCCTTCGCTTTCGCCGCCATCGCAATAGCAATGCTGTCGTACACGGTTATTGGTTTCCCCTGCTGTTGTGCTCGCTGTTGCGCCCTCTCTGCTAGCTCCTGATCTTCTATCCCTGTAATATCGTCTGGCTGCTGCAGCAAGTCGTTGTAGATGTCCTTAATAGTCCGTCTCTTCGCTTGTAGCTCGTTGCTTGCTGCTGCTCCTGCCTGTTGAATTGCCCGCTTGCGTTCTGCTGGCTGATCTCCTATGGATTTTGGAGACAACGCCGCAATCTGCGACGGTTTAACCACTCGGCCTAAACTGTCCACCAGCTCCCCGCGCTCTGCCTGCTGCCTTGCCCGTTCGACACCCTGCTGCGCCTTGCTCATCTGCTGGACGGCCCGCGCCGCCTTCTTTTCTGCCATGTTGCCGCCCTCCTTACCTTAAAAAGCAACAAAAAAAGCGCCCAGCGGTAAAGCTGGACGCCAGAAACCTAAATTTTCGCGTTGACACGTTAAAACTGTATAATGAGTGAGCCCCGCCGCGGAAGCTCGCTTCCTCGCGTGGTTTGCTCATTATACACATTTTAGCACGCAAGTGCGATTTTGTCAAGTGTCTTTCGGTTTATCGTGTTTTTCAAGTTTTGCGCGTGATTTTGCCGCGCTGGCTATATAGCCGCTCAGGCTCTCCCCCGCTGCATCCGCTGCCCGCTGGATAGTTTCCGCGTCCTCCTGATTAAGCCGTACAGAAATTGCCTTGAACTTGGCCAAATACCGCGCATTTGCTGCTCTTTTCGCGTCCGTAGACATTTTGCGTGCCTCCTTTTATGTAGTATTTCTATTATAGCACATCCTGCCCAGTCATGCAACATGTACAGCTTGCACAATCTGCATGTTTCATGTTTGTGCATATCTCCGAATGTGCATGAAACATGTTGACAGCATTGCATGAATCATGTATAATAAAGCCATCGAAACAAAGAGCAGCCGCCCCGGCAATGACTATCTGCTGGACGCCTTGCAGCTCGACTGCATCGAGCAGTCCGCCGCCCTCCGCGCCACCCTCAAAGAAAACGGTTTCCGCGTCATCCACGACGATTTCCTCACCTTCACGCCCCGCGCCCACTATAAGGCGATCATCATGAACCCGCCGTTCTCCGAGGGTGCCCGCCACCTGCTGCACGCCCTGCACATCATGGAGCGGGGCGGGGAAGTCCGCTGCATCCTCAACGCCGAGACGATCCGCAACCCCTGCACTAACGAGCGCAAGGAGCTTGCCGCCCTGCTTGCCAAGTACAACGCCCGGATCACCTACAAGCAAGGCGCCTTCACCCACGCCGCCCGCAAAACCGCGGTAGAGGTTGCGCTCGTTTTCGTCACGATCCCGCCTGCTCCTCCTGTCTCCCGCATCCGCTTAGAACTCAACGCCGAGACGACACAGCGCTACCAGGCCGCGCCCGAGCTTGCCGCCCTCGTCAACAATGACCCCCTCACGGCAGCAGTCGAGCGCTACAACGCCGCCGCGGACGGTCTCGCCCGCCTGTATGAAGAATACGACGGTATTTCCTCGCTGTTCACCCTACCCAAAAAGCAGGGCGACAGCAGCGCCCCCGCGCCCTGCGTCTCCCTCACCAAGAGCTACAACAACGCCCTGTGCGATCTCCGCGCCATCTATTGGGAGCAGCTTTTCGACCTTCCGCAAATCCGCGACGCCATGACGCAGACGATGCAGAACGACTACCACAAGCGCCTCAACGACCTTCGCCACTACGATTTTACCCCCTACAACATCCTGACCGTGCGCGAGGAAATCTCCCGCAACATCGTCTCCAACATTGAATCCGAGATCATCCGCCTGTTTGACGACTGGACCAGCACCCACTACGCCGACTACAGTAAGAACATTCACTACTACAACGGCTGGTGCACAAACTCCGCCTACAAGGTCAACAAGCGCGTGATCTTCCGCTGCAACGCCTACAGCGTTTACTCCGACGATTTCTGCCCGACTTTCACCGAAGATGAGATCGCCAACATCGAGAAAACGCTTCACTTCCTCGACACCAACGGCACCGCCTACAACGGCGATGACCTCCGCGCCACGCTCAAAGCTGCCGAGGCCAGCGGCCAGACCACCAAGATCAAGCTGCACTACTTCACCGCCACGTTCTACAAAAAAGGCACCTGTCACATCGAGTTTACCAACGCCGATGTGCTGAAATCCTTCAACATCTTCGCATCCCAGAAAAAAGGCTGGCTGCCTCCGTCCTACGGCAAAAAGACCTATCACGACATGAGCACGGCAGATCGCGCCGTCGTGGACAGCTTCGAGGGCGAGACCTCCTACAACGACACGATGGCACGGCATCTGGTCCCCACCACCGCAACACTTATGCAGCTTGCCGCCCACAACCCCGCCTGCCAACCGTCACAAGATTCTGGCCGAGATCATCGGCCGGGCAAATAAGGAGTAACTACCATGAAGAAGTTTATTCTATCCGCCATCATCACCGCCGCGCTGGCGGCGTCCTTCGCTGCCGGATGCCGTGCCACCATGTTGAGCGCTCGCCTTGTTTCCGCCTCCGACAGCGCCCGCCTTCATCCGTCTTACGTGATTTCCTACCGCTTCGGCCCTCTCTGGTTTAATGAAATCTACGATTGAATATCGGCCCGCACCGTGCTACAATAAAAATATATGAAAAATAGGAGGTTTAAAACATGACTTTCTACGCCTATCTCAACGACTGCAACGATTTTGCCCGCTGTTCTGCCGACTGGTCAGAGCTTGACCCCCGCAAGCCCTACATCACCACAAACGGCCACGGCTGGCAGGAATCCTGCGACAATGCCAACGGCGGTATTGATGTTTCGTGGGCCTTCCATCAAGACCCGGCAGACATTTTCGACTACGCCGCCCAGCACTTCGCCGACAGCTTTACGCAGCTTTTACAGCTCGCCATCGACAACGATGACCGTGACCCCGACCAGCTGCAAGCCATCGTTGATTTATTCGTTTGAAGCGTCGTATTTGTGTCGTATAAAACCGCATTATCAACGATGCATCGAACATATAAACAGGTTCAAGTCCTGTTAGCCGCACCATTACAAAAAGAGCGTATCTACGAGCGATGAACGTAGATGCGCTTTTTTTCTACGTTTTGCAATGTCTCTACATGTTCAAGTATGTTATTTTTCACGTCGTAAAACCGTCGTAAATGCTTTTATTTTTTCAAGATGTCGTAAAACTGTCGTAAAAAAGCAGCCCGATTGCACCATGCAACCGGGCTTCAATTATATCGTTTTATCGCTTATAAATTTTTCAAGTGCCGCTCCTGCTGTATCTAGCTGGCGTTCCCGTATATGTGTATATACTCGCCGTGTTGTCGTAATGTCGGCATGCCCCATAAGGCGTTGCGCTTCCAGCTCTGCAATGCCCGCCGCATATAACATGCTGGCGTATTCGTGCCGGAACTGGTGCGCCGTTACGTCGGCAATCCAGTCCTTAATCGTCGTTGTGTACTCTTTGCCTCTGTGCTTATTTCTTCGTGTGTGCAGCACATAGTGCGCCATGCCCACATCCTTGCAGTAATATGCCCATCTGCGCTTGTATGCGCAGCCTGTCAGCGGCCTTTCCCCTCCGAGTATATACTCACTATCTGCCCCGCGCAGCGGTTCCAGCACGCCCCGTAGCGGCGACAGCAGCGGCACAGTGCGCACACCGTTTGCAGTTTTCGGCGCTTGTACAATCGGCTGGTTGTTTATCCACGCCACTTCTTTGGAAATGCTAATTCTGTTTTTCTCAAAATCCACATCATGCCATTGCAGCGCCAGCACCTCACCCAGTCGGCATCCCGTATACATGAACAGCCAGGCACACAGCCCGAACCCCTCCGGGTGTGCCTTGACGATTTGTAGCTGTTCCTCTGTCGGCGGCTCACGCTCTGCTTTTTTCATTCCTCTAGGCAAATCCGTAACTGTCACCGGGTTGTATGTTTCGTCATCCCGGACGCACCAAAACTTGAACACACAAGACAACACACTCCGGGCATTGCTTGCCGTCTTCCCTGCATAGCCTGCGGCCTTGAATTTCTCGCCCCACAGCGACACCAGCGCGGGCGTTATCTCCTTCATGCGGTACCCGCTGAACTCTTCCAGCGCGGCCTTGTAGCTGCCCTTGTAGGCTCTTTCCGCGCCGGTCTTGATATTTTTTGAATGGCTCTCCCACCATTCACCGGCCACATCCTCAAACAGCGGGCCGTTCTCTTTCACCGCTTCCCGTTGGCGTTCGTACTCGTCAATTTTTGCGGCGACCTCTTTCGCGGTCTTGCCGTAAAAGTGTACCCGCTTGCCGTCATAGGTTTTTGTCCGTTCAATCAGCCCATCGGCCCGCGCTTTTGCTCTCGCCATGTTGACACCCTCCTAAAATCGCTATATACTAAAAGATGCCAGCCAAAAGCTGACACCCTTTGCCCTTGTCGGTGCTCGACTCACCGGCAGGGGCTTTTTTATTGTGGCTCAAAATCCCATGTTACTTCAAACTTTGCTTCATTCCCTGAATATCTGCCGCTTGTTTCATACACATAAACATCTTCTGTTACGGTAAATCCGTCCTCAAAATCTCCATCTTCAATTGTAACATATCCGTCCAAGCTTCCGACGTCCGGCACACTGTCATCTTCTGTTATTTCTGCATACAGTGATACATCATCGCCAACACTGCAATTTACCGTTGCTGGTAATTGTTTGTCACCTGCTTCAAAATAATACCACCAATCGTTGCCAACATGATTATTATAAACCATAGTGGCTGATGCAGTAACTTTAAATGTGCCGGAGGTCTTTTTTGTTGTTGGCTTCGGCGTTGCGGTTGGCCGTGCTGTTGGTCTCGGCGTGGCTGTCGTTCTGGTTTCTGTGCTATACTCGCTCACCGCAGCAGTCGCTGTTGTGTCATAGCTTCTGCTATGTTGTGTATTGTTCCACCACCACACAAAGCAGCAAAGCAATGCAAGCACCGCGACCGCTGCACTTAAATACTTGTTCGCATCGTCTTTTGTCTCCGCCGGTTTCGGCGGCTGGCTTTTTGCCGTTAGCTGTAGCCGTTCACATGTCGCGCCTTTTTCGTAGCATTTCGGACACGCCCGCACATGGCCCGTGTGCTGTGCCTGTTCAATCGTGCCGCACTGCACCGTTTTTGCATTTTCGATTTCCGGGCAGTGCTGATTTGTGTGTACATAGTCGTCATTTCGGTCTGTGCGCCAAAATACAAGTTGTTTGGGCATACAGCGCCCCCTTGTTCAATCTGCTAAATTTCCGCGCCGTTTCGCGTTTTTTCGCTCTAGCTCTCCCTTATACTGTAAATACAAACTACATTTTAAGGGAGGCTTCCACAATGTCCGTTATCATTCGCCCGCAGCTACCGCCTAAACATGGTCGCCGGAAGCGTCCCAAAAACCGGATTGTAAAACACTCCCGCACGTTTTTGTGCAATTTACTACTTGCATTACAACCGTAAGTAGTATATAGTTGTTTCTATAAACAACGGCTACATAAAAAAGGAGAACGACCATGACCCAGCTCGAAAAAATCAGGATTGCAGCAGACGATCTAACCGACGAAGAACTTCGCGAGGTCCTTCTATATATTCAATCGATCAAGCAGAGTCCCGCTTAGACTTTACATAAGCTATATACTTTAGAATGTCTTCCCGCTCTGCATCAGTAAGGTCTACGCACTCTCTGGCTACGATTTCCCCATTGCTTTCTGCAATGGGGTTTTCTTTTTTGTCCATAGATAGCAAATAGTCCGCAGACACACCAAAGTATTCCGCTATTTTTTGCAGCTGTGCCGCCTGTGGACTAGTACCTTTTTTCTTCCACACCGAAACAGTACCTTTATTTATACCCATATCCAGCGCCGCCCGGCTACAAGTCACATTGTGTTCTTCACATAGTTTCTTGTAAACGTCAAAAAACATAGTTTTATCCCTCTCCCTTTGTGCATATTGCCAAAGTCTAAAAAGATAGACAAAACCACTTTACAAGTTTAACTAAATAGACTATAATGAAACTGTTGGTTGACAAAGTTAGACCCTTGTATCGGTGGTTTGATTCTAGCAACTTCATTCTATCACAAGAGTTTAAGAAAATCAACAAATTCTGTTGAAAGGAGATAAGTTTGTATGGCTGAACAATGGATTGCGGAAATTGTCGGCAAAATGCACATCCACCGCATCCGCCAACAGGATGTTGCGAAAGCCCTTTCGGTCACGCCGGAGTATGTCAGCGCCATTCTTAACGGTCACCGTTCCCCTGCTGGCGCACAGCAGCGCTTTGAAAAGGCTGTCGCAGACATCATCGCAGAAAGAAAAGAGTAACCGATGTCTACTATCGCAACCGTTTTTACGGTGACCTTCGCGCTTACCGGCCTATCAAGCCTGCTTGCCGCAGTGGTAGCAAAGTCCGCTTTGAAGCGATTGAACAATTCAGATCGCGCCGAATCTCCTGATTCCTTTTCATTGTGTGATTTTTACGAGCTGAACCCAAATCTTCAAAATAATTTGGCAACGGAATGCCAACGAAGCCAAACAGATTTGGAATACAACTACAACTGGGCAAAATCCACTTTGGGCATTGCCGGGCCGTTCAATCGCTACACGGTCAACGACCTCAAAAACGCCTATGACAGCAACTACCGCAGAAAGGAGTAACCCGCCATGCCCCGCGAAAAGCCCTTCTACCGTGACACCCTTGTCACCGTCCGTGCCCGCGCTGCCGAGCTTTACCCCGGCGAGATTCTTTTCGGCCCTGGAAAGGTCGCAAAGATTCTTGGTCGCTCCCGCGGCTGGGTCTGGATGCACTATGGCAGCATCCGCAACATGACCTGCGAACAAATCGCAAGCCTTTTATGCTGAAACAAAAAAAGCGCCGCATCGGTGTTGGCGCACCGACGCGGCAAGAACAGAAAGGAAAGTATTACATGAACATTGTATCACTGAAACGCGCCGCCGTCAAGCTGGCAATCACCGCAGATTTGGTGCTGCTCTTGGCTGCGCTCGGTTCTCTCAACATCCCCACCACTCTCTCCGCCCTGCTGGCGTTGAATCTGCTGTGCGGACTGTATCCAAAGGAGGAATCCAGCTATGAAGAAATTTGAACTGACCGCCGAATTTGTAACGAACGTTTTCGGGAAGAAGCTGTTCCGTATTAAGGCTCTCGTCGCTTTTGGCGACGTCGCGAAGGGAGAACTCGGCGGATTTATTGAGAAGGAAGGCAACCTCTCCAACGACGGTAATGCGTGGGTCTCCGGCGATGCGTGGGTCTACGGAGATGCGCAGGTCTACGGCAATGCGTGGGTCTCCGGCAATGCGCAGGTCTCCGGCAATGCGTGTGTCTACGGAGATGCGCAGGTCTACGGCAATGCGTGGGTCTCCGGCAATGCGCAGGTCTCCGGCAATGTGCGGGTCTCCGGCGATGCGTGGGTCTACGGCAATGCGCGGGTCTTCGACAATGCGTGGGTCTCCGGCAATGCGCAGGTCTACGGCAATGCGTGGGTCTACGGAGATGCGCAGGTCTACGGCAATGCGTGGGTCTACGGAGATGCGCAGGTCTACGGCAATGCGTGTGTCTCCGGCAATGCGCAGGTCTCCGGCAATGTGCGGGTCTACGGCAATGCGCAGGTCTCCGGCAATGCGCGGGTCTACGGCAATGCGCGGGTCTCCGGCGATGCGCAGGTCTCCGGCAATGCGGACTACGCCGTCGTTACAGGCTTTGGACGCTACTTCCGCGCGACTACATTTTTTCGCTGCAAGGATAAAATTCTCCGCGTGCAGTGCGGTTGCTTTTATGGTGATTTAGCGCAGTTCCGCAAAATCGTCAAGAAAACCCACGGCGACAGCAAATACGCCAAAGAGTACCTCGCAATCGCCGACTTGATGGAGTTTCATTTTTATGATGAGGAAGAAAATCAGGAGGCCGACGAATGACTAGCTTTTGGGGTCATCAAGACAACCCCTTTCCTCCTGCCGAACCCCGCCGCCCCCGCTGCCCGGTATGTGGCGAGGAATGCGAAGCAATTTACCTGATCGAAACGGAAATCATCGGCTGTGATATGTGTTATAACCCCGACGACTTCCCCGGTGAGGATGTCCAAGAGGACGACCCATGGGAAGATTGCCGCTGTATGGAGGACTATTAAATGACCATTGACGACATCAGCGCCCTGAAACAGGCGCACGCACTTTTGAAGGGGCGGCATCTTGCCGAGTTCATCCCCACTGGAAAGGGCATCAGCGCTTGCTATTTCAACGCCGTGCAGGCTGCCCGCCGCATCTATTCCGAGAACATCGGCGCATTTGTACCGCTTTTCGCAAAACATGAATACGGCCTGAACAGCACCTATTTTCTGGCAGACGGCATTCCTGTCTACTTCTACGACCTCAAAACCCGCAAGCCGGACACGGCCCTGCCGCCCGCCAGATGCTACCGAATCCACCTAACGACAGAGGACAAGAAAGGAGAAGCAATCTGATGTTTAACGAAAAAAAATCGGAGTATTCGCTTAAATCCCGTCAAGAGGTCCCCGTTATCCAGAGCGCGAAATACATTGCAAGCCGCGACAAAGCATTAAAGGCCATCAACGATAGACCGTACCTAAAAGAGTCTGATTTCTGGATTTTAATGAACGAGACCAAAACCGGCAAAATGATGTACACCGGCTTGATTATCAGCCACAACGCCTGCTTGAAGATTAACGATAACATGCCGGAAAAGGATAAGTTTAACCCGGATTGTGTGTCTGTCGACAAATCTGGCTACGGAAATTCTCTTGTTTTTACCTATGCAAATAAGGCACAAGGCTTATATGAGGTCGGCGAAGCGTCTACGCAGAACTGTAAAAATGCTTACCCCTACGCAATGGCCTATAAGCGTTTGTTTGACCGCGTTGTTCTTAAAATCTGTAAGCTGGCATTTGACGGCATCTACTCAGACAGCGAAGCCGACGAATTTAAGGAACGTTATGAAGAAGAGCCGCAGCCGGTCACAGTATCGCCAGAAGTTACCGCACAGGTCGTAAAGGACATGGCAACAACTGCGCTGGCAGGATATGCACAGCGCACTGGTAAGGACAAAAAGACAGTCCAGACAGAAGCAAAGACCTTTATTGGCAAGTTGTTTAAGGACTTCACCGATGATGATTGGCGCAGCGTTGCAAAGGAGTTTGAACACAGAAAATGAAGCAACAAATTTCCATAAAGGCAGCCGTTGTTATCGGCAACACAATCACGCTGGAATGTTCCCCCACAGACTGCGATAAAGCCCGCGCCGTCATTGACGAGGGCGAGCCCCTTGCTGCCGTTATCGGCACGGCCTCACAAAAGCGCAGTCTCTCGGCCAACGCTTACGCCTGGGCGCTCATGAACCAGCTTGCCGCTAAAATCAACCGCCCTGTGCTGGACATCTACCGCGATTTGATACGCGACATTGGCGGCAGTTCCGCCCTTGTCACCCTCCGCGCCGATGCTGCAAGGGCATTCAAAAACGGTTGGGAGAGCAAGGGCGATGGCTGGCAGGTTCATAAGCTCGATGAAATGACCACCCCGCAGGGAACCTTCTACAACCTGCAATGCTGGTACGGCTCTTCCCAGTTCGACCCCTCACAGATGCACCGCCTCATTGAACTGATTGTGCAGGAATGCCAGCAACAGGGTATCCCCACCATGACCCCGGAAGAAATCGCAAAACTGAAAGGACTGACAGACGATGCGCCGACCGACACGCAATGAATACGGCGTTCAGCTTGACCGAAACGGTTATGCGCCATCTATTATGCCCATTGATGGTTTTAAATGCTACAAATGCCAGCAATGGAAACCGACCGAGCGCCATGAAATCTTTTTTGGTAGCGGAAGTAAATACAATGGCAGCCGCGATAAAAGCAAGCAATACGGGCTTTGGGTTCCTCTGTGTGCAGATTGCCATAGAAACGCGCCTGACGCTGTACATAACTGTGCTGCTACGCGGCTGCGACTTGAACAAGATGGCCAGCGCCATGCAATGGCCTACTACCACTGGACGGTATCTGACTTCCGCCGTCGCTTCTATAAAAACTATCTCGATATTACGGAGGACTAACCTATGTTGAATGTTGTTGTTATTATTGGCCGCATTGTCAAAGACCCGGAACTCAAAACCACGAACAGCGGCAAGTCCGTCTGCTCTTTCCGCATCGCCAACGATTCCGGCTATAAGGATGCCAGCGGCCAGAGCCAGACGAACTGGCTCGATGTCACCGCATGGGGCAAGACAGCCGAGTTTGTCTGCAAATACTTCCCCAAAGGTGCGCTGATCTCCATTGATGGCCGTCTGCAGAGCCGCAGCTATCAGGACAAGAACGGCCAGAACCGCACAGCCGTTGAAATCGTGGCCCAGAACGTGAGTTTCTGCGGCAGTAAGGAAAGTACCAGCCCCGCCCCGCAGAACGTCGCACAGCATCCCGCAGCCCCCTCACAGCGCACGCAGGGTGAACCCGATGCAGACTACGCCCTTATTGAGGACGAGGGCGATTTGCCGGTCTGAGGTGTTGCCATGAATGACGAGAAAGAAAAGAAAGAACGCATCCCCTCCCAGATAGACCGGATTTTAGCCGTGCTGGAATCCGGCGGCACACTTACCTCCCTGGACGCGCTGGAAGATTTCGGGTGCAGCCGCCTTGCGTCCCGCATCACCGACCTCAAACGGAAAGGCTACCCGGTAGCCTCCCGCATGGTCACCCGCCGCAATCGCTATGGTCGGCTTTGCCGTGTCGCGGAGTATTACATGGAGTGTTGAAAAATGGCAAACGAGGGTTACATAAAACTGTACCGCCGCATGATGAAGTGGGGCTGGTATACCGATACCCCCACAAAATGCGTGTTTCTGCACTTGCTGTTTCTTTCTTGCTATGAGCCGTGCTACTACAAAGGCGTCCAACTAGAACCCGGTCAGGCCGTTTCCTCTATCCGTCAAATTTCAACAGATACTGGTATAAGTGTTCAATCCGTTCGTACTGCCTTAAACCATCTAAAATCAACACAAGAAATAACACAGTGCGAGCATGGGAAATTTAGCGTATTTACGGTAACTAATTACAGCGATTACCAATGCGCTAACACAGAAGCTAACAAACAGGTAACACAGAACCAACACAGTGCTAACACAGACCCTTATATAAAGAAGAATAAAGAAGTTAAGAATACCCCCTATAATCCCCCACAGGGGGACGAGGGTGTGCCCGTTTCAAAGCGGTTTGTTCCCCCTACGCCTGAAGAAGTCAACTCCTATTGCCGGGAACGAAACAACGGCATTGACGGCAGCGAATTCTGCGACTTCTACACAAGCAAGGGTTGGAAGGTAGGCAAGAACCAAATGAAAGACTGGAAAGCCGCAGTGCGCACATGGGAGCGCAGCCGCAAACAGACGGCCCAGCCGGAAAGGAAGTGGATCGATTGAACCCCACACCGGAACAATGCGTTATCGGCGCAATGGTCTACGCGCCGGACAGCATCCTCTACTGCATCGACCACCTAAGTGAAAGCGATTTCGCGGACGGTGCCTGCGCCGCCACATTCTCCGAGATAAAATCCATGTACACCACACGCGGGTACTTCGCACAGGATGACTATGTGCTTATGAAGAACCGCGAGACTGCCGCAGTATGCGCTGCATCGCTCCCCTCTATCAGCGGTTACCGCAAATTCGTTGCCGCTGTCAAGGATGCCTCTCAGCGCCGCAGAGCCGCCAGAATTGGCCTTCAAATTGCAGAAGCCGGAAAGAGTGTCGATGACATGCGCGGCCTGTCTGCGGCCCTCTCTGACGTTCTCACAGAGGACAGCGTCGATAACCGCTGCATGACCGTTGCAGAGGTCGCAGGTAAGTGGCTCATAGAGCAAAACGACAAGACAGACCGCAGCATCAAGACCGGACTCAGCGCGCTGGATAGGCGCTGCTCTATCCGCCCCGGGCAGATGGTCGTTGTCGGCGGCAGGCCGAGTGCAGGCAAGACTGCACTCGGTTTGCAGATGGCATTGCAATTTGCCAAGGACGGCAAAAAGGTCTGCTTCTTCTCCTATGAGACAGACCAGGTCGGCTTGTTTGATAAGCTTATTTCCTGCTTTGCCCTTATCCCGATGGAGGAGATCGTCTTTAAGCGACGCGCCCCACAGGATGAAGAATACGCCAAGGCGTGCGCAACTATCAGCAGCCTGCCGCTATGGCTCATCAATGCAGGCGGTCAAAATGTCGCATGGGTATCTGCTACCGCAGCCGCCAAGCAGGCGGATGTCATCATCGTGGATTATCTACAGCTGATTCCCGGCAGGGGCAACAGCCGGTATGAGGTGGTCACAAACATTTCAATGCAGCTGCACACCCTGGCCCAGACAACAGGCCGACTTGTAGTGGCGCTTGCTCAGATAAACCGCGGCGGCGTGGACGCACCGAAGGTGCAAGACCTAAAAGAATCCGGCCAGATAGAGCAGGACGCAGATGCAATCATCCTTTTGGGCAAAGGCGAAACTGAATACTATTTCTCCCTTGCCAAGAATAAGCGCGGCATTACAGGCGATTTGCACATTGCCTTTGACGGAAACTATCAACGATTTATGGAGATGACGGACTATGACTGATAAAGATTTTCTGCTCAAGCTTGCGTTTGCCGAGCTTGCCTATGCAGCCAACCTGCACAGCGCAGCTAAAGAGAAACTTGAAAAGGCCACTGTTATTATGGACAGCGCGCAAAAGCACCTGCAAGAGGCCCTGCACGCCGATGAAGTATGAAATCATCACCTATTCCCGCTCTACCGGCGACATCACCCACTCCAAGCGCCTGTATTCCACACGTTGGAACGCCGAAGCCGCCCTGCGCACCGCAGGTTACACCCAAAATCCCCGCCTGCCGGACATCTGGTACAGCGAGAAGTACTACGCGAAAGTAAAGGAGATTGTACCGTGAAAGTATTAGTTGCCTGTGAAGAATCGCAGACAGTCTGCAAGGCGTTCCGAGAACGCGGACATGAAGCGTACAGCTGCGATATTCAGGAACCATCGGGAGGACACCCGGAATGGCATATTTTAGGCGATGCCATGAAAGCAATCGAGGGGGGGCAAATCGTAACGATGGACGGCAAGGCTCATGATGTAGGCAAGTGGGATTTGCTGATTGCACACCCGCCTTGCACGTATCTTAGTAATGTTGCCACGCGCAGTTTTTCCCTACGATGTACACCTTCAGAAAAAGTGGTTGCACGTTGGGCTGAAAGAGCCAAGGGCGCTGTGTTTTTTATGCAATTCTTAACAGCAAACGCAGAACGAATTGCAATAGAAAACCCTGTCGGGTTTATGAATACAGCATATCGCAAGCCAGACCAAACGATTTCTCCGTATATGTTCGCAAAATCTACAGATGACACGGAAAATTACGTCACAAAAGCAACGTCATTATGGCTTGTCAATCTTCCGTTGCTGCGCGGGACCGGTTTGCCAAAGCCAGACAACGCCGCAATGTTTGGTGTGACGCCGAGCGGAAAAGCAAGAACATGGGAAGACACTTTCAGCCGCTCGGCAAAAGTGAGGAGCAAAACATTCCCCGGCATCGCCGCCGCAATGGCAGAACAGTGGGGCAGTTTATGATCCAAAAATACATTATCTCCCTGCCCCCCATCACCAAAAAGAACTCCCAGCAGATATTTACCAACCACCGCACCGGAAAGCCGTTCATCGCCCCCAGCAGGCAGTACAAGAAGTACGAACAGGCCGCTATGTGGTATCTTACCCCCAAGCCGAAAGCCCCGCTGTCAGGCCGCTACCGCGTCGCCACGGTATTCTATATGCCGACCCGCCGCAAAGTAGACCTCACGAACTTGATGGAGGCTGCCCATGACACCCTTGTCGCCGCCAAAATCCTTGCAGACGACAACAACACCATCATCGCCAGCGTAGACGGTTCCCGCGTGCTGTACGACAAATCCAACCCCCGCACCGAAATTTTCATTGAAGAATTGGAGGATGAAGCAGATGCCCATCTGCGAACTTTACCATGATAATTTTCAAAACTACAAGTGCTACGGCATTCCACACGCCCAGCTTGTAATTGCTGATATTCCCTATAACATCGGGGCCGATGCCTACGCCAGCAATCCGGTGTGGTACAACGGCGGTGACAACAAAAACGGCGAGAGCAAACTTGCCAAAAAGAACTTTTTCAACACAGATGGCCGTTTCAAAATTGCAGAGTATATGCACTTTTGCTCCAAACTGCTTGTCAAAGAGCCGAAGGAACGCGGCAAGGCCCCGGCCATGATTGTGTTCTGCGCGTTTGAGCAAATGCAGGAAATCGCTGAATGGGGAAAAAAGTACGGATTCATGAAATCCTACCCGCTGTTTTTCGTAAAAAACTACTCTGCCCAAGTGCTCAAAGCCAATATGCGTATCGTCGGTGCGACTGAGTTCGCCGTCGTGCTCTACCGCGACAAGCTACCCAAATTCAACGGCGGCGGCCACATGGTTTATAACTGGTTCGAGTGGCGGCGCGATTCCGGCAAGGAATACCCCAAAATTCATCCCGCCCAAAAGCCAGTAAACCTGCTGAAACGCCTAATTGAAATTTTCACAGACCCCGGCGATGTTGTGATTGACCCCTGCGCCGGTTCCGGTTCTACGCTCCGCGCAGCCTATGAATGCGGGCGCGACAGCTACGGTTTTGAGGTTGACCGCAATTTTTACGCCCTCGCCAAAGAAAAAATGCTCGACTTTTCCCAAGAGCAAATGACGTTGGAGCAAATCGCAACATGAAAAAACAGAGGAAGCGTAACCCATGAAAGCCAGACTTCATCCCACCCCGGCCATGCAGAAGGCCATAGACGCCTATGCAGAAGCTAAAATTCAGGGCATTCAGAGCCGTGCGCAGGAAGCTGTCATGAAGGAGCGCAACGACATTGCAACTCGCGCCACTTATCTGTGTCTGCTGGCGTGCTATCAGGTCGGTCTTTCTCCCCGCACCCTGAAACGGATTCAGGATGCGATGACCGGCCCCGTTGCTGATAAATACAACGAGTACCGCAATGACCAGCTTGCCGACCTCTGGGCGCAGGTAACGCTGCAAAGCATTGGCATTGAAGCACCCAAAACAAAGGAGTCGCTATGACCACAACAAAATTCTGCAAGACCTGCGGGAAAATCATGTGGGATGTTCAGCCCACAAAGCGCTATTGCGATGCCTGCATCCGCAAGCGCAATATCAAAAGCGCGCAGGTATCCTACCAGCGCCGCAAGGATGCCGGTGCTTTGAAAAAATGCAAGAAACCCGCCGCGCATCCCGCCCTGAAGAAAACCATAAAATCCATTGAACAATGTACTCGCGAAGCCGACGCCCATGGCCTGACCTATGGGCAGTATGTAGCCCGCGGGCTGGATAAGGAGTGAGACTATGGACGCAGTTGAATATGTAAAAACTCTACATAGATTGTGCAAAAGCCAAAACAGCTGTTTTGAATGTGTATTGGAAAGCGAATGTGGTTGTATTGCAGCTGCAAGCAGATATGATAAAAACGCTGTGCCGATTGTTGAGGAATGGGCAAAAGAACATCCCACAAAGACGCGCCAGAACGAGTTTTTGAAAATGTTCCCGAATGCACTGAAAAGTGGACGTGTGCTCGATATTTGTCCGCGAACTGTTAATACAGAATACATGCCACCGAAAAGATGCGAAAATATTTCTTGTAGTGTTTGCAAAACAGACTACTGGAACGAGGAGGTAACAGACAATGACTAACATCACAACCATGCGTCCCGGCGAACACTTCATGTTCAAGAATTTCGAGTGGGTCTGTCTTGACCCGAACCACCCTGACGGCGGCGTGCTGGCTATTATGGCTGAACCGTTGGCAAAAAATGTAAAGTTCTGCCCAAGTGATAAGTTTGCCGATGAGAAAGGCAACTGGAATAACTACCGCACCAGCAATGTGCGGGGGATTCTAAACGATATGGCGAACAGTGTTTTCGAGAAAAAAAGTCTGCTGTCACATACCGTTGACCTTGTTGCCGACAACGGCGACAGAGCTTATGGCACTGTACAGGACTTTGTTTTTATCCTCACTTGTGACGAGTACCGCAAGTACCGTGACTACATCCCGCACTACGACAGATGGATTTGGACTGCAACGCCTTGGTTGTGCGATGATATAGATTCCGAAACGGGCCACGTTTACAGCGTTCGCAGTGTGGGCACTGTGGGACAGTTGGACAGCAGCCATGTGTTCTACGAATCTTTTGTTGCCCCGGCTTGTATTCTCAATCCGAAATCGCTCAATCTGCGCCAGAGCATGTCCTATGTAGAGGAGGTATCAGAATGAGTACAACAATAGGATGCCCGATTCCTGGCGCAAGCCAGCCGAAAGAACCAATGCGGCTGATTGATGCTAATGAGCTTTTGAAATATTTAAACACAAACGACTGCGCATACGACGGCGGCGAATTTCAAGCATACGAGAGTTGTATGATGTATGTACGCGATCTGGTCAACGATTTACCAACCATCGCCCCAGAATCCCTGCGACCTACGGCACATTGGGCTAAAGACAGACTGCCAGCCAAACACGAATGCGTACTTATCTACGATTCTGTTTGTCACAACATTTATATGGCATGGAGAGACGATGATTTAGACGTATGGTTCAGCAAGGAACATTTACCAGATTGTTTATGTCACCCACTGGATGCCGCTCCCAGAACCCCCGGAAGTGACCCCATGACCATTATCCTTGTTATCGCCGCCGTCTGTGTTTACGACCTGTGCGGCCTGCTCGCCGTCCTGTACATCAACCACACAGACAGAATGGACACCGTAGACGGCGCAGACAACGTTATTGTCCTTATTTTCTGGCCGCTGCTGGTCGTAACCCGCATTGGCATTGCATGTTATAGAATCATAAGGAGGCTTCTAAAATGACTTCTACCCCAGCAGGCAACACCCAGCGTCAAAAATGGATGGAAAAATACGCCGCCTATCAGAAAGACTTCATCGAGGCCCGCGATAAATTCTATGAATCCAACGTCGCCATGGCGGCGCACCCCGCTGATGGTATGCCCAAAGGCAACACCCGCTATGACCCGGTAGCCCGCCTGGCAGAGCGGTACGATAAAGCCTATGCCCGGTACTGCCGTGCCCGCGCCGAGATGAACACAGCCTATTTCAAGCGGCACGAAGCTATGAAACCCCTCAACTCCGACCAGCAATCTGTCCTGATCTCCATTTACTTTGAGGGCAAATCACGCCGCGATACAGCAAAAGAACTGAATCGTTCTGATTTCTGGGTACGTGCGCAGGAACGCACCGGCCTGTTTCTTCTGGAACTCCCCTCCGGCTGGGAACTTGATATTCTCCCCTGACACAG